GAACGTGAACGATTGACCAAACATATCGTGAGATCCGCAGATGGACTCAATGATTTTTGGGGATAGATAGGACTTGGAAGTGATGCGGAACTTTCCCCAGTCCCGTGTGCCTCGATCATTGCGAGATTTGTCTGCTTCGATTGTGATTACGTTTAGTTGTTTCATTTGATGTTGTGTATTTATTGGACTGACTCCACTACATCTATGGTTAAAATTCAAACTCGTCAACAGAATTTTCGTCGATGTGTGCAAAATATTTATTGTAGATTTCTTTTGCATTTTCGTATTTTTCCTGAGCGTCCGCAAACCTAGATTTCATGCGGGTCTGCCAGATTGCTGTTGCAGTGTCTAGCAGAAAGCAAGCCTCGTCGAAGTGGTGATTAGTGTTCATCGATTTGTTCAAATCTAGAAATATCTCCGCGCATTTTTACAGGAACGAACACGTCACGTTGACCACGCCGATTCTTGTCTACGCGTACACGCGAAGTTGATTGGGTTTCTGTTTTGCGTTTAAATGATGACGCTTCTTTTTTCTTCTCGTCAGGATGCGATATGATGATCAGAAAGTCAGTGTGGTGACCGATTGCGCGGGACTCGCGTACTGCACCTTCATCGTTGAGTTGACTCGCAGTCATCACCACGGATTTTGTTTTGAGTGCAGTTAATTTTAACCTGCGTGATAGTTCACTCACTGCCTGTTCTCGGTTGTCTGCGGTTGGCATGGTCACGATTTGTAAGTAGTCCACAATGATGAGATCTGCCTTGCCAAGTGATGCAAGTCTCGATGCCTCTGCTACGATTTCTCCCACCTCGGAGAGATCATCTCGGATCGTGAGGTTCATCTGCATGAGTTGAGTTATTGCGCTGGAGATATCCTTTGCTGATGCAACACCTCTCCACTCTGTGACCCCCTCCATCTCGCGTAGTGGAAGGATTGTTTTCCCAAGCAGATTGGAAGCGATACGTTGAAGGATTGCTTTCGCTGGCATCTCAAGGGAAAAGATGGTTACTGATTTTCCAGTCAACAGTGCTTGAAGTGCAGCTTGGTATAGCAAGATGGATTTACCTCCAGAGGTCTGCGCTCCCACAACGAGCATTTCTCCACGTCTTGCACCTCCACCAAGCAACTTGTCCAGCTTGGGAATTCCAGTTGGAAAATTCTCCAATGGGGTCTTGTCCTCCAGATCATCCAAAAAGTCGCTCAGATGGGCTTTAACGTCCTTGCACTGCGATTCTGGCACGATTGCATTGGCGAATGACTCAGCTAGGCTAGAAAGGTCTGCCTTCATAGCGCAAACGTCATCATGGTTATCCTCCCAAGTCCTTATGGCATCCCGATACCCCTTTGCCTTTATGAGTTGGGATCGATAGTCCGCTGCGGTTTCCACGCACATAGCACCGGGCGATAGGAATATTGTCTGGAGTATTTCCATAACTCCATCCTTCCCTCCACAGGCATTTAGTTTGCCCGTTGTCTCTAGGTCACTCAATGCCCCTAGTGCGTTGGTGCTTCCAGTCCGTTGGTACACTCGCTCCAGTGCGGTGAAGATGAGTTTGTGTTGCGATATTGCAAACAGATCTTCTGACCATGCGAGGTGCGGTAGAACCTCTGGATCGATTGCGATAAGCGATAGTGCCGCTTTTTCTGCTGTTGTAGCGATTGGTAATGATTTCATACTAAAGCTAAATAACGCTTTGGATTTTCCCTTACTTTCTCGCATAACTCACAATCGCAATATATCCAATCTTTGGGATCTTGCTCTTTAACATCAACAGTTGCACCACAAGGCCAGACGGAAACTCCGTCTCCTAAATAGCAAGCAACATCGAAACCATTAAATCCAATGCTGTCTTTGTCAACTCCCCATGATCCGTGTAATTTTATTTTTTTCATTTATTTTCTATTTTTGTTTGTATTGTTAGCAAGCCCTCTGGTAAGTCTCTTGTGCTTTAAAAACCCACTCAGCTTTGAATCCTTGCCATCCACGGGAGACGCATTCGGTTATCGCATCCTCCAGCGTCCAACCTGCGTTGTCCGCTTCGTTCTGAATGGCATTGAGTGCTGTTTGAGTTAGTGGTGATTTCTTTGCCTTCCTGATTTTAAGAAAATCATTCCAGACCTGTTCAGGAACTGAATCTGGTCTATTTATATTATTAGTAGTAGAAGAAGAAGATGAAGAAGAAGACTGTAGTGTTGCCTTTTGGTTGATACCATTTGGCAAGCAATCTTCAACCACCCTTGCAAGTGTGGTTGAACCACCCTTGAGTATTTTACGCATTTCGGCAGACTTCTTTCCACCTTCAGCACTTTTCCGCGCCCATTCATTCTGTTTGATGATTTCCTGCTCCAACCTCTCATGCACCATGCATGAAGTGTCGTTGGGGTGTGGTTTGAACATGGTTGCAACGGTGGTTGCAAGGGTGGTTGAAGCACCCTTGCCAATCAATCGTGCTATTTGATCTGGATTCGATGGAATACTTCCGTGCTGCCAACAATAGCAAAGCAAGCGAATGTAAGCACCCTCTTCCTCAAGACTCATCAACGCTACACGTTGAGATCCCAAGTAATCAGCGGGGTAAAACTGAAATGCTGGACGTTTAATTTTCATAGTTTAAAAAAAGACCCACCTCAAGTGATACTCCCGCAAGGAATCTTGTGGGCATGAGGTAGGTCAAATTAGTTGGTTTTTAACGATGGTATCAAACATCGCGCTTCGTCTGAAGCTAACTCAAAATATCTAGTTTTTGGATTTCGTCAAATTGTTTTTTACTGACCAATCCCAGATGGACAATAATTCCTGCGCCTTGGGGTCAACATGGTCTTGGTTTAACCCATATGACTTTAGTTCAAGCCATGTACCATCTGGCAACTCACCCGTGCATTTTACATCGTAGCCAACTCCAGTAGTTCCATACTTTCGATGGTCGTAGACGTAAACCTCAACCTGTTTTTTCTTACCTTCGTTGCAACGGCATTCCTCATGCCCAGCAAAGGTTTTGTAAAACGAGATATCCGATTGTTGAAGGAAATCCTTAAATTGCTTCCATCCATTGCTTATTAACTTATCAAAATTAAGATCGTTCATAGTTTATCTTTCTATTAATTCTTTAAATAATGTTCTAAATGCCTTCTCGGAAGTACTTGGAAAGACTCCATTTCCAAGTAACCTTAACTCATCTACTCGTGATTCACCTTTAACCATCCAGTCAAGAATTTCTGCCAATTCTGAATCACTGATGCTGGACATACCGGGCAAGTCCACCCCAATGGAAGTCCCATTAGAGTTTCGACCCACCTCTGGTTGAGCTTCATCGACTGTCCTTGCATTGTCTGCATAACCGTCTCCTCCAGATAAAGTGGCACACTCGTCTGTCCATTCCCCTGCCGAAATTTGAGGCACTTCTCCATCGTCTCCTCGTTCCTGACTCTGTTTACTGCTGTTGGAGTGGGCCACGACTCTGGGCGGTTCCCATCCGTGCTGGGCTTCGCCGGGGCGGGAAGGCCAGACTCCACTAGTCTTGAGAGCGTAACCTTGCCCTCCGCAATCCTGCGTTGTGCCGCTTCTGGCGTTGAGGCCAAGTGACTGTCCCCTTGTATCGGTGTTGGCCAATTCTCGTACATCACATGGACGTATTCCCCAAGGTTGCAAAGTCCATTTTCCACTCGTTTCGCATTGGATTTTGCTCCGATTGTCGATTTCCAATCCGTAGCTCTTGAGGTGGGCCATGATGAAAACTCGCTTCCTCTGATGTGTTGCTGTTTCATTGTTTCCATCGAGGCATTCACGCGCAGAGAATATTCCCCACGCAACCGAATAACCTCCTTCTTCCAAATCGCTGATGACTGTGGAGAGTCCCAACGAGACGTGACCTTCGACGTTTTCGAGGAATACGCAAAGAGGTCTAGTTGCTCGTATCCACATATAAACACTCGGCCAGAGGTGTCTTTCGTCATCTTCTCCTTGTCGCTTTCCTGCGCTTGAGAATGGTTGGCATGGATAGGAAGCGATAAAAAGATCGACTCTATCAACGAATGGTTCTGTTGGAAAGGTTTTGCAATTCGACCATATGGGAGCAGCCTCCAAGAGTCCGTTTTCCATTTTTGCAAGAATGTTCTCGATTGCGAATTCTTCGATCTCACAAACAGCTCGGAGGCGCAAATTTTGGAGGCATCGTTTAAGTCCGATATGGTTTCCACCATATCCAAAGAACCATTCGACTGTATTAATTTCTTGGGTAGTATCCACATTTTTATTTCTATTTAATTTTTTTTGGTTTGTCCTCAACTAGCTTTACAATTTCCTCACCCACGTCAGGCAGGATTTGAGTGAGATCGTATCCCGCTGACTCGCAGTATTTCTGCAATTTTGTAGCAGAGATGCTACCTCCGAATAGCTTAATGCTGTCGGATAATGACATTTCGGTGCAGTTTCCGATATGTTCGATAACCTCCGCAGGGTATGTCTCACGTCCTTTCTGGCGTTGCAGTTTCCAGCCATAAACCTTCTCACCTGATTGTAGCTTTTCCTTCAGCAGATCCTTTGCCCAATCGACCAAGTAGTTGTTGAAAATATTGCTCTGTTTTATAAACATTGAGAGTCGATCCATATCACCCGCGAGATGCTCCTGCATTTGCGCGAGGTTGGTCTGTAGGTCGCTTTGAACAACTTCTAGGGTGTTGGCAACTGGAACTGCAATCTGACCGCACGTTGATGCCTTCTTGCACCAGCGGCAATAATCGCAAGCGGTTGGGGTTTTGTCTGGGTCGTTGTATGCTGCGATCACGCCCTCGACAACCTGCTTGGCCTCCTCGATTGTCCAAGAGTGCGTGACTACCCGCTCCTGATCACAGAACAGCAAGTGCGTAGTCCATTCGCGAATAGCGTATTCGCCAGTCTCGAAATCGTAGCTTGCTGCCATATTTCCGTAGGCATAGGCACACTGCTGCTCAAGATACGAACGTAGGATTCCTGATTTTAGGTCTAGGCTAGTATGTATGGCAGGGATTCGGCAATCCTCGGTTCCAATGTGGTCAATGCCGGGCGTTTTGACCTTCAAGCTATCTTCGTCTGTGACCACCTCATGGTCACCAGCAATCTGCTTGGTCATCTCAATTGCCCACATGACCGCATCACCATCCTTGGGATTCAGATCAAGAAAAGGCTTATTATTCCCCATGAACATCTCACGGAACGCAAGATCCATGTGAGTCCCGCGAGACGCAGCAAAGGAGTTGCCCCCCGCTGACTCGAAACAGGCACACTCAGCCAGCTTAGGAAGTAGTGAATGACGGATCATTTGGCCTCCCATTTGGCTACTGCTGCCAAGAACTTCTCTGGTGAGACGATGAGGTTCTCACGATATTTACCAGCGGGAAGATCCGTCCACAACTGCCCAACTTTAATCTCACCTTTGCTGATCAGATATCCAGTAGCCGATTCAGCTTTGGTTGCGATTACTGCCTCCACTTTTGTGAACCAGTTTGGATCCTGCTTAGGTGTTGCAGGTGATAGGACTTTTGGTGGCAATGTCCTAGCTTGCGGAACGCTTGGACGAGATGCCGCATTGCCATCGTCATCCTCTGGAGCGATTCCACAAGCTGCCATAAGCGAGTACCTACGGGCATAGGTCAATGCAGACCCGTAGCCTTGTGCGTCTTGCTTGGTCGCAGGAACGTGCAGTTTACCCGCTGAGAGTGATTCGCCACTCTCATGCAGGAAAAGGGTTTCTACGCACACCCCAGACTCGCTATCGTGTGTCTGCTGGATCAATGCGATTCCGTTATCGTTAAGCCCCGTGATGACTGCTTCGACGCAAGCCGAAAGATCGGCATACCTTGAGCGGAAATGAGGGTTAGTTGATGTTTTGAGTGCTGGGCCGAATGCCTTCTGTGCTTTGACTAGTGCTGATGCTATGTTTTTCATTTGTTTTACTGGTTTTGGTTTGTTTACTGACGAGTGAAATCTTCCCATTGTTCGCAAGTGCGTTCATGCTTCTTGCGCTTGTCGCA